AATAAAATCACAGATATTAAAGGGTCCAAAATTTCACCAGGATTTTCAAATCCGTCTCTGGAGGGGTTAATCCTCCCTAGAGGGTGAAATTTATCGACTCAACTTGAATCGAATCAGCGAACAGAATTCAATATCCAAATCCATCATGTATATAAACTCGTGTCCCGCAAAAAGTAAAATGACAGACGAAATGCAAGGGGTCACCAAGGACATCTCGAAGTTAGGACCTTCGAGAGGAATAAGAGGTCGGTGGTGGTTGTTAACACTTAACAACCCCACTCTTTCGTTCGAAGAGACCTACCGAGTAGGCGCTTCGTTCATGCGGTCCCTCAAGTATATGACGGGACAGCATGAAATCGGCGAACAAACCGGAACTCCGCACTACCAATTCGTCATCTGGAGTTCCGAGGCCATAAGGCCTTCAGCTGTCCACAAAGCTTTTGTCGGGGCTCACGTTGTGTTCGTGAATAACCCTGATAAAGCAATCGAGTACGTAACCAAAGAGCGTACTCGGGTTGCCGGGCCGTGGGAAATTGGATCAAGGCCAGTTCGTCGAAACAATGCAGACGACTGGCAAAGGATCTACGACTTAGCGCGGGATAACAGGATTGCCGAAATCCCGCCAGAAATTCAAATCAAGCACATGCCCAGTCTCACCAAGATTCGGGACATGTTCCTCAAACCCAAGGACGCTATCCATGGCAAAGTAAGAGGCCTTTGGATATATGGTCCTCCGGATACTGGCAAATCATACTTTGCCAGAAATTATCTTGGTATTGACCCAGTCTACCCCAAAACGCAATCTAAATGGTGGGACGGGTACCAACAAGAGAAAGTTGTCGTCCTTGACGACATGGATTCAAATTGTCTTGCCCATTTCATGAAGATTTGGACAGACGTTTATGCCTTTATCGCTGAAGCAAAAGGCACAACTGTGGCACCAAACCATCATGTTTTCGTTGTGACTTCCAACGAAACAATCGAAGAGGTTTTCAAAGACCTCAAGCCCGACTTCATCGAGGCAATAAGGCGAAGGTTTACAGTCGTCGAAACTCACCTCTTCTACACAAAAGAAGAACTAGAGGAAGGTGATTACAATAAAGCGGTGATGACCCTCCATACCCGCTTAAAATCGGTGGACAAGAAAGGTGAGTTCATCGTAACAAAGGAGAATTTCATTGGCCCTTACGATTTGTCAATGAAACTTTGTCAACAGTTCAAGTTGCAGTTTAGGCCTGCAGCTGAACTTCCAAAAGGTGAACTAAATCCAAAGGTTGACTTAGCCGCCAACATGCTCGAGGAATCAGGCAACGAGGAAGCTGCCGAAGAGAACATATTAATTGCTCAAGAACGGCAATCTTCAGTATTAGGCTACGTCGACGAAGTAACTGTCGTCGACGAGAAAGAGACAGAAGAAATCGAGATTAACCAACTCGTTGCTCCTGACCCTCATCCACAACCAATAGAATCAGCGGTTTTAAACGAAGAAGAGGCGCAAGCGATACGAGAACTCACTCAAGGAATAACGGATGATCCTGATCAGTTCTTCGAAGGGGAACATGGAGACTTTTTCGACGACGAAGATTTTATCCACCGCGAGACGAATAACCAAGAGACGACTTTCCAGGTGAGTGCGTACGTGCCGGTCAATCCGGCAAGCACGACGGAATTAACCGCCGGCGATCTTGCGGCGATAGCTGCGCAAATAATGCAGAGTGATGTTGCACTTGCGGCACTAAAAGCACAAAATGTGGGAATATACAGAATTACGCAAGTGCGACAAATTTTCATACGTAACGAATATGATCGGAATGAGGCGTCGCCATCTTTCGATTTCGTGCTGACGCACAAACGAGTTTTTGAAACACGAACACCGAAAGTAAGTTCTTACGAAATAGGCATCCACCACGTATAAGGGGCAGCAACATGGCAATTAGTTTCAAGCGATACATCGACATAGTATCCGGCGTGGGTGCGGGCGCCGTAGTTCGAGCGCGCGACTTAATCGGTCGATTAATCACGACCAATGTTTTATTACCTACTCAGTCGTTCATCGAGTTTGAAAGTGCGGACGAGGTCAAAACGTACTTCGGCGCGACATCCGATGAGTACAAGCGCGCGCTATTTTATTTCGGGTGGATCAGTAAACTAATAACCCGCGCCCGTAAATTATCGTTTGCACGTTGGGCGGATGTCGCTACGGCGCCCCGTATTTTCGGCACCCCCACGACGCATAGTTTGTCAGATTGGACCGGCATCACCGACGGTAGTTTCGAAATTACACTCGGCGCGGACACCAACACCATTAGCGACTTGGACTTCTCAGCCGCCGCAAGTCTTGCCGCCGTTGCGACAATCATACAAACGGCGATACGCGCCGAGACGGGTTCGATGTGGACAGCGGCGGGCGTATCCTACGATGCAACGCGCGGGAGCTTCAACCTAGTCGGAGGCGTTACTGGCGCCAACATCGTTGCCGTCGAAGCGGCGGGCACGGGTACGAATATTCTAGCGAACGGCCTGTTAGGGTGGACGTCTACCGCCATCTTCTCAAACGGCGCAGCGGCGGAAACTCCCGTCGAAACGATTAGCGCATCCGCCGCCGCGAGCGATAACTTCGGGAGCTATGAGTTTTTAGACTCTCTCACGCTGCCGGAAATTGTCACCGTCGCGCAGTGGAATACTACTGAAAATAACGCCTACATGTTTTTAGTTCCGGTGCTCGAAGATGACGCTGCCGAATATTATGACGCACTTGCGGACTACTCAGGCGTGGCGGTTACTGAGAGCGGACTGGTAGCGGACGAATACCCGCAGATGGCGCCCATGCTTATTTTAGCTGCCACCGATTACTCGCGGATCAACTCAGTACAAAATTATATGTTTCAGCAGTTTGCACTCACGCCTACAGTGACCACGACCGCGAAGGCGATAACGCTTGACGCCAATCGCGTGAACTACTACGGGCGCACGCAAACGGCGGGACAGCAAATTGATTTTTATCAGCGCGGCGTGCTTATGGGCTTGCCTTCTGCACCGGTAGACATGAACGTCTATGCCAACGAACAATGGTTAAAAAGCTCGTTAGGTGCGGCGCTCATGACCTTGCTGTTATCAATGCCAGAAGTGCCCGCTAACCGCAACGGCACGGCGTTGGTTATGGCGATATTACAGGGCGAAGACGGCATCGACCAGGAGTTGCGCAACAATGTTAACAGTGACGGATAAACACTATCCACGGTTCAAAAGCTGTACATTTCCACGGTTACTGGCGATGCTAACGCTTGGCAGCAAATACAAACCATTGGGTATTGGGTAAACTGCATTATCGAGTCGTACATCGTCGATGATCGCACCGAATACAGAGCGGTCTATACGCTGCTATATGCGAAAGCTGACGCCATCCGTAAGATCGAAGGCACTCACACTTTAATTTAAGGGGTAGGTTATGGGCGATATTTCAGGCTTCGGCGTTTCCGCACGTATTGTTGCGTCAAGAACTTTTCCGGTAGGCTTTACGGTTACGGAGTTCGCAGACGACGCAGACCCAATCGACGCGCCGAGCATTCAGGTTAATGATAAGTCTATGGGTTTGAATGGCGACTTGATCACCTGGTCTAAAGCCAGTCCGCTAAACGTGACGATCAACGTAATTCCAGGTAGCGAATCCGATAAAAATCTAGCTATTTTATTGGAAGCTAACCGCGTCGGCAAAGGCAAAACGTCCGCCCGCGATAAAATCACAATGGTGGTATCGTACCCCGACGACACATCTACGACCTACGTCAAAGGTGCGATCACTGACGGTGTGCCATCTAAAAACGTAGCGAGCGCAGGACGACTTAAAACTAACTCGTACGCGTTCAGCTTTGAAAATAAAGTGAGCGTGTGATATGGCGCTCATTAAGCCGGAACCCCGAACGATTACGACGCGCGACGGTGAAGCTAAGACTTACATCATTTCGCGCATACCGGCGATCCCCGCGCGTGAGATTGTCGCGCAGTATCCGGTCAGCGCCCTACCGCGCGTAGGCGACTACGCAGTCAATGAGGCGATGATGCTCAAAGTGTTGAGCTATGTCGCCGCTATTGACAGTGAAGGCCGTGAGGTACAGCTAACGACTCGCACGTTAATCGACAACCATGTGCCGGATTTTGAGACGCTAGCCAAAATCGAAATGGCTATGTTTCACTATAATTGCAGTTTTTTCGCCGACGGAAAGGTCTCGAGTTTCTTCGACGGGTTCGCTCAGAAAGTCCAAGCGTTGATTACCAAAATGTTGACGGATTTATCGGAGCAATCCTCCAAGAAAAACAAGCCACATTAAAACAGCTCTACGAAGATTACGACCTCGAAGATGCGTTCATCATGTGGGAAGTAATAGCGATTAGCCGCTATAATGAGTACCTTTCCGTCGAGCACAGTAAAAACAAAAGGTAGGGTCGATGTCGTCAGTATTAGAAACATTTTATCTTATCTTTTCGTCGAACGCGGATGAAGTGGACGAAGGCAGCAAGCAGGCCAAAAAATCCGCGGACGAGCTAGAAGATTCTCTCAAGGATACGGACTTGCAGACTAAAAGCGTCGGTAAGTCTTTCCTTTCCCTTGCTACCGCTGCGGCGGCGGCGTTAGCCAGTTTAGGGGCGGGCGCGGCCGTAGTGACGGCGGCGCTAGATGCGGCGGCCTTTGCTGAAGACTTGCGCCTATCATCAATGGCGATCGACGAAAACATTGAAGACATCCAAGCGTGGGGAGAAGCCACCCGGCAATTTGGTGGCGATGTTACATCCCTGCAAAACACCCTAACCGGCTTAAATAATAATATTCGCGAAACCGCTTTCACTGGCGAGGGGTCACTCTCACCGGTATTGCGCCGACTAGGCGTAAATATTCGCGACCTCAGCGGGAATATAAAAACACCTTTGGAATTGTTGCCTGACCTGGCCGACGCATTTGCGCT